TAAAGCAGGTGTAAGAAAACTGTACGATCAAGTTGATGTAGGTTCTTCTAGAGGAAAAGATGCAGACGTAGACTTTCAGATGGCAGCTTGGATGCAAGCTCTTGAAGAACAGAAGATGGAAGACATGCCAGATCCTGGAACTCGTGAGCCTACTAGTAAGATAGACTTCGATGAAGGTATGGTTGAATTTGCTTTAGGTGCTCTTGGTGATGTTGAAAGCTTAGGCTCTGGTGGTTACCAAGCTCTAGGTCCAATCATACAAAAGGGTATGTACAAAGGTCAGAGATCTTATGGTAAGTACGCAGTAGTCGAAGCTAACATCGGGCCTTGGACTAAGAAACACTATGGTAAAGAGCTTACTGCAGATCAATTCCTAAAGAATGAACAAGCTCAAGATGTTGTAGCAGAAAATGAATTGATGGGAAACTGGGAGAAGTATGGTAGTATTGAGGACGCTGTTTCTGTTTGGTTTACTGGAAGACCTTTCTCGCAAGCGACTGCTGAAGGTGCAGCCGATCAAAACATAACTGCTGTAGAATATCTTGGTAGATGGAGAAAATACTACAACAAAAGACTAAAAAAAGAATTTGGAGATAAATAATGGAAGGACCAATTCCTGGACAATCTTTAACTAAAGCTCCACGTAATGCTTTATATGAAAGACCGCCTGAGATTACAGATCCTAATGACGCAGTGCTATGGCATATGCGTAAGCTATCTGATCCTAAACGACTAGACAATTTACTTTTTACTTTAGAATATGGCTTACCAATTAAACATGCAACTCAAGCTGCACTTACTACTGCAGTAGCTAGAGGTATACATAACATAGATGTTAGTCTTATCATTGCACCTGTTATTCATAAGTATATTAGAACGACTGCTGAACAGGCAGGTATAGAATACTTAGAAGACTTTAAGAATGATGAGATGGTTGAAGAAGAAGAGAGAGCAAAAGTTAAAGCTCTACTAGAAAAAGCTATAGCTGAGACACCAGTAGAAGAACGTGATGAAGGTTACGAAATGCTTGGAGAGTTTTCAGAAGCAGCACCTAGTATGGATGTAGAGCAAGAGACTACAGGAGATGTACCTCAAGAGGTAGAGGGTATAGCTAAAGAAATAGATGAGAAGCCACAGCCTCGTGGTTTAATGGCGAGAGGGTAACAGTATGTCTTTTGGTGGTTTAATGCTTGCGGCTGGTATGGCTGAAGCTTATAATGAGGATGTAGCTAGAAAGAAAGAACTGGCTGCTGATATACTAGCTTCTCAAACAAAGTACCTCATGGAGACTGGTCTTTCAAACATAGAGAACTTACGTAAGAAAAAGAAAGAGGGTGGTGCTAGAGTAAACAACGCAGAAAGAAATTGGGGTTTTTCTAGAAAAGCAGCTATAGCTCTTGAATCATCTGGTCAACTAGAGTTTGAATTAGAAAAACTAAAAGGTATCGGTGTTGATAAGATAGCCCCTAACTACATAGAAAATTTATCTAAACACTTAGAATCTCAAATAGACAATGATGAAGACTTAGCTGCAGCAATTGTAAGAGGTTTGCAGGGAGATAGTTTTGCAACTGAAGAAGAGCAAGCTCTAGGTCTTATTAATGCTATGGGTGACTTAACTGAATTACAAAAACAGTTTATGAAAACAACAGGAGATAGTAGAACTCTTACACCAAAACTAAATTATCAGTCTAGTAAAGGTGCTGCTATTACATTACCTGAACGTAAATCTATACAGAGTCAACTAGCTACATCTCTTGGAACTATTTTTCAATCTAAATTTAAAAGAGATGATAGAGGTGATGTAGTACATTTTCAATTTGATGATCCAGAAGTACAGACAATGTTTAATGAGTTAACTAAGAAAACAATAGATCTTAAAGAAAGCCCTACAACTTCTTTTAGTGCAGCATCTGCTTTAAATGCTGTAATAGGTTCTGTTCAAAATGCTGGTCTTGTTCAACCTCAAGCGGTTTTAGATAACCTAGATAATGCTCTAGGTAATCCACAGTTTGATTGGACTCCTTTCCATACCTCAACAAAAGATAAAGGTGGTAAAGATAATAGCGCTTTACCAAATGAAGTAACAGGTGCTAAGAAAAAAGAAGAAGAAGCAACTACATGAGTTACGTACAAGAAGCAGAAGAAAAATACTTTGATGATCTTCTAGATAACGAAGAGTTTCAAGAGGATCTCAAGAAGTTTTTCTCTGGTGGTAGGTATAACTACTCCGAAGAAAAACTAGAAGATACCGCACAACTAGCAGATGACTTTGCACAACATATGAGATGGCAGTCTACTAACGAAGCTACTGCTATCTTTGATTTATTATATGTACAGAAGTCTGAAGAGGAAGCATCTAGTGAAGGTAAGGTTGCCTTTGGAAAATTAATGCAAGCCTATGATACTTCTAAAGGTGGTGGAACAGGTTTTGCTGAAGGTGCTTGGGATTACCTCTCAGCATTTGCTGCATCTCCATCTACTGGTGCTACTGTAGCAACTATGGGCTTTGGTGTAGGATCTAAGATAGCTGCTAAAGCAACTTCAAAAACTGCTCAAATGTCTGTTAGAGCTATGGCTAACAAACTATTACAAGAAGGTTTAACTAAACAAGTAGTAAAAGAAAAAGTAAAGAAGAGTGTAAAGACACAAGGAGCTAAGGCTGCTGGTATATCTTTTCTAGGTGAAGCTGCTGTTGGTGGTGTAGGTTCATACGGACGTGGTAAAACTAGAGAAGCTGTTATAGAAGGTTATGACTATGGTCCTATGGATCTTGTAAAAGATGCTGCTATTGATGGCACAATAGGTGCTGCCTTAGGTGGTGCTGCTGGGGCTTGGTCACAATCTACTAAGAATAAAGCAGCAGACATAATAGTTAATCAGGCTCAAAAGGCTAAAGAACAAGCTACAGAATCAGCTAGAGAAGCTCTTACTACTATTAGAAGTACTAACTTAACAGATGATCAGATAAATGATACACTAACAGATGTTGCAGAACTTGCACAATTGTTTAGGACTAGGGAAGCAGCTAGAAATAAATCTACATATGATATAGTTAAAGGTAAGTTTAAACCTAAAGAACCTCTTGATGTAGATGCTGTTAAAGAAGGTGAGATGATTTTTAGTCGTATGCTTGATGAAAGAGCTAACGAATTGATTGCTCCCGGGTTAGACATGAACACTGTTCGAGGTATAGCAGCAGCCAGTATACGCCTAAAAGAAACATTAAAAGTTAAACCGGGTGAACGTATTGGTCAATCGGTTGCAAAAGCTATTGCTAATGGTGACATTCAAGCTGATGAGATTACTAGAATACGTAGAGAGTTTAACTTATCGGCTGAGGAAATATCATACCTGTGGTTAGCTGAACTATCTAAAGCAGGTAAGGTTCTTGCTGAAGGTTCTAAACTAAAAAAGATTTTCTTAAACGATAGAACACATGAACTAGATGTTTTAGCTGGAAGTGGTGCTTCAGTATTTACAGCTAATGAAGGTACTGAAATACTTAGAAGAGCAGAAAAAGGTGGTGGAGATAATATTTTCCAGAAGTTTGACCAAACACGTATTGCATTTATGACATCTCAAGTAGGTACTACTATGGCAAACGTTACCACAGGAGGGTACAACTTAGTTGTAGACATGTCAGATGCTTTTTGGAAAGACGTTCTAGACTCTACAATGGGTAGGAAGATGGCAGACGGTACTGTTCAAAGGCGTTGGACAAACCGAACTCTATCAACTCTAAAAGGTTTTACATTTAACAGAGCAGAGTCAGAGGTGTTAGGAACTATGCTCTTAGAAGATGCACCTCTAAAATTTACTGAACTATTCTACGAGACTCAAAGAGTAGGTGAACTAACAAAGTCAGATAGTTTTCTTAATAGATCTGCTAGATTTGTTAATACACTTAACATGGCTACCGACTCAGTTTTTAAACAAGGTGCTTTCTATGGTGCATTCGATAGAAGACTAAGAGAAATTAATGATCCTTCTTTAGGTAGAAACTTTTCAGAATACTTACAAATACACACTGACTTAAATGCTGCACGTCAGGCTGGTGTTGTAGACTATGCAACAGACTATGCAAAACGTTTTACATTCCAGAAAGGATATGAGGGAGATAACTCTCTATTCGGTAAGACCGCTCAAGGTGTTCAACACTTCCATAAGAAAGTTCCTTTTGTTGTTTCTTATTTTGGTGGTATGCCTTTTCCTAGGTACGTTGCTAATCATTTAGAATATGTTAATGACTACACACCTATCGGTATTGCAACAGGTGGTTTTGATAAAGCTGCTAAGATTCTTTATGGTAAACAAGGGGATGTTCCACCAGCTATCGGTAATGTCCTTGGTAAGATTAACCCAGAAGCTTTTGCAGGAGATCCTTTTAAGACAGGTTCAGACAGATTTGCTAGGCAGATGACTGGTACTATGCTTACTTTGGGTGGTATTGCTTTTGCTGCTCAGAAGAATGGTGAAATAGACTATGACAAAATGATATCTGAAAAGACTGGTGCTGAAACAGATATAGGACGTACTGCTGGACCTTGGGCTGCTAATGCATTACTTGGTGATGTTATGTATAGGTGGTATACAGGTAAACCTCTTAACTGGGAGGGTGAACAGAAAAAAGCAGTCAGCGAAGTTCTTGCTGGTATGGGTGACTTAGGTTTTGACTTTAAAATAGTAGACGAAATAGGTAAGTCTGTTGGTAAGCGTGAAGTAACAGAGGGTCTTGAAAAAGAGTTTGGTAATTTTCTTGCTGTATTTACCTATCCTGGAACTATCGCAAGAGATATGGCTGGGCAGTTATCTGACTTTGCTAGAGGTAATCCTTACACAAGAGACTACTGGGGTGGTCCTATCAATGAAGAAAGAAATTTTCTAGAAGAAATAATAGGTCATGGTGTATTTCAAAACCAAGCTCTAAGGTTCTTAATGGATAGTCAGAACCTTTCATTAGGTCAAACAGGTATCATTAAAGATCCTGAGACTGGTGAGATAAGGTCTAACATGAAAGATCTAAAACTATACTCACCTTTTAATCCTACACCTGTTGGTGGTTATAATCCTATTACTAGACAGTTTGGTTTTACTCAAGAACCACCGAGCACAGAATTACAAAAGGAATTAAATCTTCTTGGATTAGAAGAATATAACCTGTACGGATCTAAGCAGATTCCAAATGCTACCGTTGATTACGCTGTAAGACAGTACCTAGCTTTAGGTAGGGCTGGAAGACCCTCTATGGCTGAGGAGTTTAAAGCTTGGAAAGATTGGCCTTTAAATATGACTACTGAATTTGCTGGTAGAACTTATAATGAATTAGGTGATGACTACGAATTAAAAGAGATAGCTTTAAAAGCTTTCGTTAATAGTAGAGTACGTGAAGCCAAAGAACAAATGACTAGAGCTTATGAAGATCTTCTTACTCAAGAGAATGGATTAACACTTGCTGCTGGTTACTTAAGGAATGCTTATGTACTTAAGGAAGCTAGACTAGAATCTAGTAAGGGTAGAAACTTTGATGATCTAGTCGCTATAATGACTAGAGGTGAAGAAAAAGAATACAAGACTGCTCAAGAGTTCTTAGATGATAGTTCGAGTATACAAGAGGAGTTAGCAAAGAGACGGATGATTATGAGGTATGCAGACGAAAATACAGACTTCGAAGAAGATATATACCCAGAACAATTTATCTCTAACTAATAAGAAAAACCCCTAGTGATCAGCTAGGGGTTTAGTTTGTGGGAGTGTTATTATTTATTGGCTTTAAGCATCCTGTCTCGATACTTGTAAGCTTCATCCACAATCTCGTCAGATCGTAGGTACTTGCCAGATGCAATCAAACCAGACAGAGCGCATCCAGCAAAGTAATCCCCAAGCTCTATAGACCCTTGGGGAATAATCTCTTTGTCTTTAATTAGGAACTCTTGGGCTTCTTGCTCAAGGGTTTTTCTTTTTTTATTTATGTTCATTTATTTCAATTAACTTATTTAAATACCAACGTGCTTTCTTTAAATCCTCTATACCATTTTTATATCTGTATCTCCATACATACTTAAGAATGTTACCTTGTAGATACCCTTCACTTAAATCATTTGTTGCAGCCAGGATAGCATCAATAGCTTCGATACCACCTGCATTGTAGTGTATAGGTTTTTCTACTGAGTCGTACTTCTTATTTTCCATTATCTCTTTTCTCCCTGCTAAGTCTATTAAATTAGTAATATCTTCACGCCTTTGTTCACATTCATAACAGTGGTCATCATCGTCTAGTAAGTAACCACATTGTTCACAAGTATTACTCATAATGATACTTCCTTTTAAAAAAATAGTCAACCCTAAACTAGATCTACAACTTCACAAACATCTCCAGAGCAAGCCATTGTCTGCATAGCTACAGTGTTATCTTCTTGTTCGTACTCACCAAGCCTAGACCAGTCGATCTTCTTAGGCATTAGTTTTAGTAACTCTTTGTACTCTTCGTTAGTACAGTCTTGGTAAGGTGCTTGCTGATACGTGTGCTCTTCGTATGGTAGGAAAGATACACCTGACATTTCATCGAAGTAATCATAAACAAAAGCTCCTACTTCAAACCACTCATTCTTTTTAACATTGATAGTAACACTTGGTTTATGTTCACACCAGTTACGCTGATAGATTAACCACATCTCTAGTTGTTCGATTGCAGTTTGATCTGAGGTAACAACTGAACCTTTAGGTGCTTTGATTGGAAAACTAAATACAGTTGTAGTATCTCCTTTCATAACACAAGGCTCACTAGGTATTCCTTGACCCATCATAAACTGTGTTAGAGGATCTCTGTTGTCACCTCTTACTGTTCTAACATAGTAAGGAGAATGCCTAGAGTGGATACCACTGGCTGAGTCAACAAGTTGTGAAACAGTTCCAGAAGGTTTAACACAAGTGATAGAGACAGACTGAGCTATACCAAGTAGGTCAGCATACTTACGGTTAGTCTCCTCTGCAACAGAACGTAGGTTTGCAAGTGTCTTTTCCAATCCTTTATTCTTTGTAGTCATTAATGGGTTGTCCATTATTCCAGTGAGCGACACACCCAACAGTCTTTCTTCTTCGGTATTTCGTTGCCACACTTTTCGCAGATATGGAAACTTAGTGAAGGTAGCCTGAATAGTTCCAAGAATTGTTGCCAACTTAACTTTACGTGCCAGATCATCATATGTATCTGTAACTCTAACCACAACCTCAGTGAGATTGCAGAACTGGTAAGGCCGTAAAATAATTTCTGAACAGGGGTTAGTACCAAACTCATAGTTAGGGTCACGCCTACCATACTTTGCAGCTTGCTTCTTACTAGCTTCACGATTGAATATCCCACGTTCACCACTCCCTGACTCTACTAATGCCATCCATTCTCTCATAAAAGATATAGCATCTGGTTTCTCTGTATAAGACACAGAGTTATTAGCTAATGCACGTTGCGGTTCGTTATCCCACCACTTGCCTGACTTAGCATGACGCATACGATCATCACTCAGGTTAGACAAAGAGATCATAGCACTACGTCTGACACCACCTACAACTACTACCTCACCAATCTTACACATAATATCATGGCACTCTACTGACGATAGCTTACGCCCTTGTGCATCCTTGAATATCTTTATAGAGAAGTTGAACAGGTCAATCAAAGGAGCAGGGCCACTGGCTCTACCACCAAATGTTTTTAACCTAGAACCTGCAGGACGTACTGCTGATACATCCCACTTAGGTATCTCTCCTGCCCACAGCAATGCTAGTAGTTGTCTGAATGCTTTAGCCCAACCTTCCTTGCTGTCTTTTACAACTATCATTGTGTCGCTATCATACAAGTCAGGTATATCTGGTAGCTTCTGTACGAACTGACGCTCAACACTGAAGCCTACACCAGTACCACACAGTAGAATAAACATAGCTTCATCGAATGACTTGGGGTCATCTACTGGTAGGTAAGAACAATTGTACATACAGGTATTATCTCTGTCAGCAGCAGGGCCAGCAGTCATCATTGATCTCATACTAGGCATTACCTCTAGCCCAAGTATAGCTTGCTCTATTTCATTAGTTGTTTTCTCATCAACTTTTGTATGAACAATATTAGATATATATCTGTTTACTGTTTCAGGCCAAGACTCTCTGCGTCCTTCATCCTCTAGCCAACGTGCATAACGTGAGGTGTGTATAAAACTTTGATAGTCCGTTGGTAAATAGTTACTCATTTATTTTCTCCCAGATCTGTCCACGGATAACATGGCACAATACTTTGCTTACAATACTTTGCGTTATCCACCAGTAATACTGGGAGAATACATATTACAAATACACAGAAAAGAAAAGGCCATAGCAAACCTTTCATCTCTTGTCACCGCTTCCCTGCAGTGTTCCTCTTTCTTTACGTCCATATAGTTTCTCGATATTACCTAGTGCAATATCATGAAGACTAACATTGAGATCTCTAGACAAAGCAGCAACATACCAGAGGACATCACCTATCTCAGCTACTATTGCATCACGATCAAAGTCATTATCACGTAGCATCTTCTTTACTTTGTTGGCTACCTCTCCTGCTTCCCCTGCTAGTCCAAGTGCAGGGTAAAGTATTTGATGTGCTGTCTTATACATAGCAGTCTTAGCTGCTGCATTCTGATATTCATTTAAACTCATATCTTTATTCTTATAAGTTTCGTTATAGTATTCCCACGCTTCTAAATCAGTTTCATTTAACATTCTTCTACTTCACACTCCTCTACAATAATATCATCTATATCATACATGGATGATGATACAAGTTCATTAACAACTCTAGGCATATCTGATAGATCTGCTTCTATAAAATTAGCATCAGGATCTACAACTATAGTCATTTTGATTTCATATCTTAGCATAATCAGAACCCCTAGTTATATTCAAACTAATTATTAAATCAACCATATTCTTTTTGCAATCTATCAAGAGATACAAACTCTGGTTCGTATACACCATCTCTTATCTCTCTCTTGATGACACAACCTTTCCACCATTCTAAATTAGATTGTCCTGCCCAGTCTTCACTCCCACCTTTGAAACATCCTGCAACCAATCCGATAATTGAATTAGGGTGTGCAGAATCTTTAAAATAGATAGAACGCTTATGACTATGACCACAGGTAGAAGAATGGTTTCTATTCTGTAGTAAGGTGTAACCATGATGAGTACCAGACATAGCTGTGCCATAGTTACCACTAGCAAAGTAATGAGCATATGATATCCCATCGTAGTCAGCGATTGAAGGTGCTGAGTGTTGATACTCATGGTATTCATCGAACCAGTTATCCGTTTGAAGATGCCCAAAGGATATCCCATACTTTTCTCCCTGTAGTCTAGGGTCATGGGCGATTGCTCTTTTAATTCTGTTCTCATGGTTTCCCTCGAATCCAATCCAAAATGGTTTCTTATACTTTCTAATGCTAGGTTTCTTTCTTAGTCTTTCCATAGCTTCATTGTAGTGATCAACATCTGCTTCATAGTTCTGAGATACGATAGCCTCTGGATACTTTGTATCGAAACTATTTAAAGATTTCATGTCAGCCCCATCACCTAAGTCTATAACATAACTAGGATTAACATCGTAGATTAACTCACCAAGTAAATCAAACCTATCGTTAGGTATGGTTGGATCTGTGTGAGCACAACTAAATATTACTGCTGTTTTATTGGACATGTTCTATCACCTTTCTGGTTTGCTTATGTGTATGATCTTGTTCTGAGTTACCCCATTCATCTATTACAAATGGACCTGTCTTATGTAGCCTGTCAACATCGTCCATTGCATCTTTCATACTACGGTAGAAGTACTCTTCTTCTTCTTCTTTTAAGTTAGATACACTCCTAGTTAAACACAGGTTCCATATGTTACCATCTTCATCGTCATAAGGTCCACGTATAACTTCTACTATCTCTACAACTGGAACAAAATTTTTACTCATCTTTTATTTCCTTTAACCATTCTTTTGGTATTGTCTTGTCTGCATACTTGAAACCATGTTTCTTACACCAATCACCATAAGAACTCTTAGCACCTTTGTAAAGTCTAGATCTACTATTACTAAAGACAAACCTAATGTCTAGATCTGGAAACTGTTTTTTTATTTCTTTGTGCTTACGTCTATCGACTGATATAAATCTTCCTTTCGTTTCTATTATTATTCCATTCTCTAATACAAAGTCAGGCGTGTATGTTCTTACCTTTAGGTCTACCCACTTAATCTTTTCTTTCTCATAGGTAAACTTTATCTTTAGTTTCTTAAGGTACTTAGCCATGTCTTCTTCAAGGCCAGACCTGTACCCTGCCTGTATACCTTTTAATCTATTCCTGCTGAAGGACATTACTGTACTCCAAGTCTTCGTGAACCATAGGTTTCTTTACAACCTTAGTTAGAAAAACAGGACGATCAGAATAAATAAACTTACGCAATCCAGGATAGCACTCCTTCTTAAAATCACAGTACGAACAGGCACTGCTAAGTTTCTCATTACCATTAGGATTCTTTAGAGACTGAGGTACAGGTTCGTACCCTCTCTCTGGCGGCTGCTCCCAAGTTACCATATCCTTCAAGTGATTAACTTCTTCTTCTTTTGTTTTCATTTCATCAGTAAAATCGTACACGTCTAAGCAGACATGACCGTTAACTTTATCTATAACAAGAAATGCACCTTGGGTTTTATTAGTTACCTTGGGGTCATCCTTAGCTGCGTAAACATAAGAAGATAGTTGAGAGATATATCCAAATGGATCATCCTCTCTTAGGTTACCTTCTTTAAATTTCTTGAACGAGTAAGGTGATGCTGACTTAACATCAACAGTCATACCATCAATCACTGCATCCCTGTGTCCTTTGATACCATGTACGTTCAGTCTATCCTGCATACCTGTAACACTGTGTCCTGAGACAGCAGCTATCGTTAAGACTAACTCCTCTATAATATCACCATAGAAAAACTTTAGTAGTGTTGAAGCTGATAGTGTCTCACCTTCATTAGTCTTATTTATTTTATACCATAGTTTTCTTTCACACTTAGTACCAAGAGAAGACAACGATAGGTATCCTCTTGGCTCTTGCGGTTTAGAAAACCTTTGCTCTGCCATATGAGATATGTTTGTAGCCATAGCATCACCAAGAGTATTATCCCAACCATTGTTACCAAAGATTGTCTGCTCGATGTCTTGTACTAATGTATCTATACTTTTCATATTACCCTCTTATTTAGTTGCCCCCACCCAACTAAGGGAAGGGGCATTCTCACACAACACAACAAAAAGGAATCACCTAAAAGGGAACAGCTTCCCCATCAACAGCTTTCTTAGCTGCTGACTTCTTAGGTTTTGGTTTGGCTTCTTTTGAGGAGTAACTGGACAGATCATTGAACGCACCAGAAGATCCACCACCTTCTGATTCAAACTCAACATGATCAACAACCTGAACAGATTCAAGACGTGAGCCAATACGTCCAGAATTTCCAGCAGGATAGATTGCTACTCGAACAACACCTGTTGAGCCATTACCGATGTAACCATCTATATCGAAAGCCCAAGGTTTGCCCTTGATGTTTACAACCTTAGGTTCTCCACCCTGCCAGTCGAACTTACCTTTATGTGGACGAGCCAGAGTTACTTTAGTACCACCCTCTACCTCGTGCATTGCCTTAGCACAGCCAGACTCTTTTAGTTTAGCTGCATTCTCATCGTCCATGATGACAGTAACTTTGTACTCACCATCTTTCTCTTCGTTCCAAGCGGCACGATCTCGATTGTGTTCGAAGACCTTAGCCCACTCCAATGTTCCGAAGACTTCTACGATTTGTGTTTTAGATTCTTTTGCCATTTTACCCTCTTATGTTTATGACGTTACTGAACTGATTCGGCTTGTAACATAATATTTAGTGTGTGTCAAGCCAGTTTCTTCCAATGTCGTAAGATCCTGGAGTAGGTATCTTAAAGCCTAACTCCTGTCCTACTTCAAGCATACAATCTGCTTGTATCTTTCCTAACTCTTTTGCTTCTTCCTCTGTTCCTATCACCTCTGTTTGATACTCATCATGTATAAACCCTACTAACTTAAAGTTTATATTTAGTTTCCTTGCCTCAGAAGTCCACCTTAAAAGTGTGTGCTTCATGAGAATACTTTCGGCTGACTGTAGCATACCTGCTAGAGCCTTGTGTGTGGATGGAACTTTAACCTTGCGTCCATCATACCCAGTGAAGTAACCTTGTTCTCCAACGGTAGGTATTAGTTTGTTCTTTAGTTGTGCTAGACCATCAATAGATCTAACAAAGTTTTCTCTGGCCTCTGTAGCCTGACGCTGATTAACCTTCAGTATCTGTGCTGTCTTAGCAACACCTGCCCCTAGTAGCCAAGCATAGATAAAAGTCTTAGCCATATCTCTAGTAGCATGATTGATACCTAAGGCACGTTTGTTAATGTTATGTATGTCTGTTTCATCTTCTCTGTTACCTTCCATGATAGCTCTAGCATACTGGTCAGCATCGAAGTATCTCCAAAGGTAATCAGCTAACACCCTCAACTGTATTCCATCAGCGTCTGTACCCACTAAAAAAGATCCACTAGGTACAGTCCAACAGGCTCTGAGGTGAGAGTCGTATTGCTTCTTCACTTCCTCTACTGCTGACTTTGCATCACCATGAAAAGCAGATGGTATGTTAGCTGTGTTAGGTGCTTTGTGAGCACACCTACCAGTCCATGCACCAATGTTGTTTATTGTACCATGAACACGTCCATCCTCTCCTACCTGCCCTAGCCACTCCACCAGTGAGGATCTCCTACCTTCAAGGGTCAACCACTTAGCTAGAGCTTTAGCACCCTCAGGGGCGTCCTCAGGTAGTGTGCTAAGATTATCCTCTGAAACAGTCCATCCGTAGTGTTCAAGATGTTTCTTCTTTTCATCATAGAAATCTTTAGTCATTGAGGATATAGATGTACCGTATGGATCACCAACTGATAGCCTATCGAACTTGATATGTGTCTTAGTTTTATCTACTGGTTTCCACCTTGCACCCCATAGAGCATCAATCCTATCCTTAGGTGAAGCAGGTTTGAAGTCTATCCAGTTGTAGCAGAGTAGATCATCACCCTGTCTATCCACTAGAGCATACTTCTCTCTAGCATTCTGTACTGAAGACATCTCTTCACCATCCTTCTTGACCCTGTACTTGATAGTGTTAACAGGTGTAAGCTTAGGTGGGAAGTCTACTTGGAATTGTTCTTCAAGTATAACCATCTGAGTTTGAATAGCATTGAGTAAGAACTCAGCCTTGTTAGAATCAAATGCAAAACCATTATACTTTGTACGTACTAACTCTACTTGTAGATCATGTTCTGCTCGAAGAGATTTCTTCCAGTCAGGATCGTAGATGTATCTAGCAAAGCGATCATGTAAAGCTTCAGTTGTATCTAGATCTCCTAACCAGTACTCAACCATTCTATCTGAGAACTCTTCGAAGTTATGGAAGTCACCCTTGTAAACACCAAGGCGAATACCCCAAGCCTGTAGACTGTGTGGACTCTTAGCACCCTTAGGTATATCGATGTCATAGTTTACCAGTCTAGATACAAGTAGAGTATCTATAATCTTTGAAGGATCTATAGTCTTTGGTGCTAACAACCTGTTTAATTCTGGTGCATCAAACTGTATAAAGTTATGACCAACAATATAGTCAAGAGATTTGTACCACTCGATAGCAGCAGCCTTAGCCACTGGATCTTCATGACACTTCTCGAACTGGTAGACCTCACCTGTCTGTAGATCTTTACCACCACAGAGCCACAGCTTGTCACTACCCACCAGAGTATTTGTTTCTATGTCACTGACTGCTATCTTCATACTTTGTATGACACCTCTTCTAGTACTGTTGTTTCTGGATCGTAGTAGACTGACCCTGCATTACCTAACTTAGCGAAAGGTCTGTTCTTATCAACAATAAAGTAAGTTGTGTTTCTCTCTGTCTCTTCTTCAGCTTCTGTATCACGGCTAAGTTTGACACAGACAATAGCTTCTTCTTCGAGGGAAGCAGCATACTTGGTACGCCCATCGTCATTGACCTGCGAAATAAAGATAACACCAATGTTTAATTCCTTAGCAAGCTGTGCCATTCGAGCACCAAGAGTTGTCAACGTACTGGTAGCACCCTCAACCCCTGCGTTAGACAGGTAGGCTAGTCTCTGTACGTGATCTATAAAGATGTAGCTTGCACCATAAACTGTAGAGGCAAGCCTCACATAGTCTAGCAGTTTCATTGGATCATCGTGTGCTTGCATCTCAAAGATAATTGTTTTGTCATCTTGTGCTGCTGTCTTTGCAGCATCAATCACCTCGTCTTCAGTAACACTATTCTCTGCAGCATCTTCTTTTGTTCTGACGTTACAGCCTAGCTGATAGGTAGCCATTGCTCGATACGTTGTAGACTTCATCTCTTCCATGTGAAGCAGAGCAATCTTAGCGTCTGACTTCAAGAGTCCAACCTCAAAGTATCGAATCAGTTCTGTCTTACCCTGACCTCGAAGAGCCTTGATAAAAGTAAGACCACCCTTGACTAGACCTCTGATCTTATCGTCTAGTCCAGTGTGACCAGTAGGTACATACTCATATGGATTCTCAGTCTTGATTGCTTTCTCTACCTCGATGTCACCAACAAAGAAATTCTCTGGTGCAAATCTCTGAGGCTTAACAGCAGCCCACTTAAGATCGTCTTGGTCACCTGCCTCTAGGAAAGCATTAGCATCCTTGTGCTTAGTCAAAGGTACATAGTAAAACTTCTCAGGAAATAATTCGTATAGCCTAGTAGCTGCACCCTTACCTGCTTCATCCTGTTCACCTGCGTATACAATCTCTTGGAAAGAATTGAGATACTCAAAGTTTCTTTTGATGAACTTATCTGATAGTGATGCAGAAGGTATTGATTTAACAGGAAAACTTTTACCTAGTGCCTGATAGAGAGAAGCTGCATCGAACTCACCCTCAGTTAGATAGATCCTTTTACTAGATCCTGCATTAAAATCTGGGCCAAACAGATCCTGCAATGCACCCTTATCCTCAGTCCAAAACTTCTTCTCTTCGAAGCCTCGATACTTTATGTTAGATGGATACTTGAAAGCATACCTGACAGGATCTCCCTCAGCATCTATCTGTAGTTGTATATTGTATAGCTTGGCTACGTCCTGATCTAACCCTCTGATATTCAGGTGAGTAGCTGAAGCTATCTGTCGTGTGTGTACTGGTGGTTTCATTGCGTTCACTGGATAAGTTTCTTCTGCCCACTCAGCTATGTCATTCCTGAAGTTAGGTCTAGGATACTTACCAACCTTTCCTGTTTTGGTTTCACATACATGACAGAACCCTGACTTGGTTGCTGTATTGTAATAGAATCCATCTGAACTGCCACACTCTTTGTAGGGGCAAGCCACTCTTTCCATGTCAAACTTTTTGTCTTCTGCTGTGTTCATGTTGCATCTCCGTCACACCAATTATCCCAATCATCATCACCCTCGTACAACTTTTCAAGAGCTTTGTCAAACTTAAAATCATTAGAGTAAATTTTTAGTATGTCTACTATCTCATTTGCTTTTAGATCTTTACTCTTCATAAACTTTAAAATCCAGGTTAGCATCTCCTCACTGTCCATTGTTCTTTAACCTACGTTCAGTTGCTCTGTTACGTTCATCTAAATTAAATGGTCTGATGTCATTGTAGCTTGACACTTTATCGACAGACTTATTTGTATTGAAGTCTACTATTACTCCAGTGTTCCACTTAGCACACTCCTCTTCTGCATCCTTCATGTTATCAAACAGCTTAGGCTTTGGGTAGTTTTCAAACATACTCGAATCTTCTGGTGCATACATAATGTCACCGTCTATATCAATTACTATTGCTAGTCTCATCCTTCTATCCTTTCCTGCAATTCTTCATACTCTGGAATACAAATGATGTCTGTCACTGGGTCATTGAATCCTGCGACTGCTATTATCTCTACAGCAAGCGTATCATAATTGGCAGGGCTATTGACGTAAGCAACACAAGCATTCTCATGTTCGAACTCTTTGTTAAACACAATGAACGAATCACCAAAAGTTAAGGTCACTAGTATTAACCAATTCATTGTCTCGTATCCACTTCTAAACAAGCCAACATCTCTGAACTACTGTTGATCAATACAACAGCTTTAGTCAAAGCCTCTTGGCAGTCAGCCTCTTTCGTAAATATATCTAACTGGTAGTGCTCAACGCCTTGGCTAGTTACTAACTGCATCCATACTAATATCCACATCATGTTACTTTCCTTCCTTCTCTTTATCTTTCTTAGTCTCTATCGTAATAGAATTTTTCCTATCCTGGATTCCATCAATGATCTTACCCCATTGGTTATCAAGGGTATCAATATGATTAGCCATCTTCTTAGCTATTAGTATCTGCTTTATCTTTTGTAAAGCATCGGGTGATATCATTAGTTGTACATACTTATAATCGTCCATGCCTGTCTCCTAGAATAGGGGATACCAAATCTCACCCTTGTCACTTAATTCAATCAGTTCATCTATTGTTTGTTGTAGCATACTCGACTTATCGAAACAACCCTCCCATTCCAAATCGTCTTTCTCTCTTTGGGTTTGCTTCAAGTACTCGCTTATCGGTATCACATTTTTGTTTATCATATCTATCCAACTCCCCTACCCAGTGTGTGCAATCATCATGCTCTGTCAGTGGTAGTACTTCTCCATCTTTTTCTT